TCTGAATGATATTCTCCCTGAGGATAAAGACATAGTCAACATTCGCACGAAGGGCTGGTGGAAGATCCATGACGTACTGCATAGTCAGCATGAAGAAGATCTTCCAATGGCGCCCATTCATGAAACATTGTCGAATACATGTGTCCTTGAGGAACTTTGAGTCATACATACAGTCATCCAGAAGCATGAAGGCTCCACATTGGGTTTTCCCTGAACCCACCAATTTACGTTGCCTTGCCATGACTCGTTCAATGGCGTCTCTATCGTAATCACCATAAATGAATAGGTCGGGGATGAAATCAGAGTAAAAGTGGTTTCCCTCTTCTGTACCAGATAAGACAATTCCGGCTGGGAGATGTCTCTTATGGAACATAATATCTTTCACAAGGGTTGATTTACCCGTATTACGCTTACCAATAAACACACACACTCGATCGTCACTGATCGTCTCAGGTTTGAATTTCCTCAACTGAAGATTCATTCTACTTTAGTGTCTCGTTTTATTTAGCAAAATTTTACTCATCCCCAATATTAAATGAATATGCAAACAGGATTCGGAGAGTCCCAGATGGCGGAAGAGTATGTCAAAAGTATGATTGATATTCTTCTACCCGTGATGGAAAAGGGTATGCTCTTTGCATCCGACTATTCTAAAGCTTGTGGAAGAGACATAGTACTCCCAGAAGACTTGGAATATGCGATTAAGTATTGTGCGATGTACACAGTTGGGCAGGACATTGGAACACTTTTTCCGGATCTGTACAATGAAGAAGATTCAGATGAAGATGACATTGAAGAGGTTGACGACGAGGACTGTCCACCATTCGAGAGATACACCGGTAGTGATGAACGCTTTATTCTCATTAACCAGGCGTATGATCGATGGGAATCCTGGGTTCCCCAAAATCCGACAGAACAGATGTTAAAAAATGCTATTAATAGTAATGAGCACCTCGGAGCCTGAAGCTTGGTCATTCTCTGAAGATAAGTTTAAGAAGTACGAATCTGAGAACAGCTCTAGCGAAGATTCTTCTGATGATGAACAACTCTTCTCAAAAACAAAAACAATCAAAGCGAAGAAGTTTAAAAAACATGTCAAAAATGAAAAACTCTCATTTGAATAATTTTCTCAGGATACTGTATAACATACACAATGGAGTCTGCTCGCAACCAAGCCGTCGAAACCGTCAACCTGGTGACCCAGGAGCTCGAGACTCAGTCGCTCAACGCGATCGTCGCAGGTTTCTCCTTCGCCGCCGCTATGTCCTGGATGGATCTCGTCCGCTGGGTCATCAGCCAGATCATCAAGGTACCCAAGAATGGTGGTACCCAGTACACTCTCACCGCGATCCTCACCACCCTCCTCTCGATCGCCGTCTACATGATCGTGTCTCGCGTGTCCACTCGCGTGTCCAAGCCTGCTCAGCCCGTCTTCGCGATTACCCGCTAATCGGTTTGGGTTTACCCTTCATGAGCATCATTAGAACTAACCCGAAGAGTAGTATAGCAAGAATATACGTATACTCATTTTTCCATTCATAAACATCCGAAATTTCAGGGATGCTTATATATGGCTTAGCCTCTTCAGCCTCTTCAGGTTGGTCCACCTTTAGATTTTCCAATTTGTTCGTGGAACACTTTATTTCAAATTTGAGGATATGTGCTTGATTAACGAACGGATATGGCGTGAGAACACCACTAGGATTTATATACAAAAATTCAATTCTAAGATCTTTGATAATCTTTTGTGGTCCCGAATGAAAACGGTATACAACTGGGTCATCCGATCCCCTGAACGATAACAAATTTGAACCATTAAGAAGGAGATGACCCGTATAATGTGGTGTCCCATTTTGTAAGCTATCCTTCGGTGATCCAACATACACAGATTGATTAAACTCATCTGATCCAGAAGTTAACCTCAAAACCAATGAATTTGGGCGAACCGGATTAGGACCTGTACCTGTAAAATTTGTTGGAATTTGAGCAGATACAAGACGTATTTCTTCCACATGATATATAGGGTTTTCTAAAGTGATGACGTAGTTATTCGCATTTGGATATGCAGTTGTATCACGCTGATTACTATCGATAGAGAGGTTGTGTACCTTCATTAAAATATAGGGATAATATTTTAATGAATGTTTTTGTCTATGATATATTGAAATTAATGAGACAATGAGTGTGCCAAAGGGTTGTTCTGAAGCTGCCTTTTGGCGATATCGAGAGTTCTCGAATTTGGGTTCTCATTACCCTTGTACGCATTGAACTGATGGTATGATTTTTGTTTGTATTGTTGTGTCCACCCACCATTGGCGGCGTTTACGCGACCGTCAATACGCGTCGTATCCGAGCGAACCGCGGTAAGGGCACCACCCTGCTTAAGAGCAGACTCACGAACATTCATACGACCAGCATTACCCATACGGTTGGGCTTACCACGGCGATCCTCGGGGCGGAAACCATACTTCATGAGCTCCTCATTCGTCTTAGCTGTAACCTGAGCGGCAGCACTATTCGTGTAAGCACCATGGTGACTGTTGATACCAGGAGCTGGGCGGTTGTAATACTCATACTGCGAATCATTGCGATCACTCTTGAATCGAGTGGGATCTTGGGACATTGTCTGGGCTGAAACAAAACGCTTCGCACCATTGAAACCTAAACCATCCTGACGAAGACCAGTCTCCGAGCGGTTCGTGGTACGCTTCGTCTTCTCATGCTCGTTACGGGGAACGACACCAGACATACCCTGTGCACGACCCGCCATGGTGGGTCGTCTCGAAGGGAGATGAGCAGTTGTTTCGGGTTTATTGTGAGTAAGTTCACCAACAACAGCCGAACGACCACCAGTAATGTCCACCGCTGGACCAGTTCGACCTGGGAGAGTTGTCAGCCTGTATTCACCGACATTCACAGGATTGACCCTAAATAATTGTTGGTGACCACCGGATGCAGGAACATGTGCACCTACACCTAAACCCGGCCCAACCAGGTGTTTCTCAACTGGAGAAAGATTATTCATTCGACCATTATCGTACATACGGTTTCGCATATTCAGAACTTCCTGACCACCGCTCCGCTGCTGTCTAGAAATGTCCGAGAAAGTATCCATCTCTCGTTTGTTGGAAACTTCAACAGTTGGTTCAAAGTTGTTTGCTTCCACAATTGGGGGAGTCTTTATAACGGGTACATCATTTTGAATCTTAGGTGGAACTGACTTGGCACTTAAGTTGCGTCCAGCGTATACGAGACCGGCTACAGCCATAAGTGAAATAGGATCAGCCATTCTTACTTCTTACCTACATTTTTATTAACATATCTCTGCTGAAAAAGGCCATTCTGGAGTTCGGCTCGGGTACTCATGGGTTCATATTTAAGTGTGCGAAGGGGAACCTTACACTCCATGTTGGACAGGGGGAATAGATTACGCTCGTACGTTTGGACGATGTGCTTATTGAATCGTGTAGTTGATTGGGGACGAAGTTCATCACTCGTGTTGATGTACTGAGCTGGGGAACCCTTACCAGCCATGTATGGGGCTGTGCCGTATAACATAGTGTTGGGGCGGCAACCACCACAGTTGAGGGTACTGGGCTGGGGGTACACGAAAACTTCATCAGTCGCCTTGACGGGGGGAATAGCACCCTTGTTTTGAACTCGGGAAAGGCCAGGTTGGAGCTGATACGCCATTTATTATTACATGAGAATATTATCTACCGAACATACCAGATCGTTTATCACCACTCGCATCAAGACCCTCGAACGCCTCGAGCTGAACACCGCGAGCATTGGGATTACAGAACCTACCATCACTCTTACACATCGGACCATTCTTGGGACCATAAAGCCATTCAGCGAAAGCAGTTTGGTCTCCTGGAATTTTAGAAACTGATGTGGTCACAAATTGCCTATCGGCAGCGTTTCTCAGATATTTGGGCAGAGCCGTTCGGGAACGCCCGGAATCGTAGGGGATACTACCGGTCGTGTAATTCTGGATGTATGGTTGTACAGTGGCATAGTAACACGCCTCCAGACGATTAGGAGCATCGGTATAATCGGTCATGAGGACATTACCCATGGGGTTATCTTCTGTGGGTTTTTGACAACTGGCACCCTTCACACCTGATCCATACGTCTCTTTAACGAGTTTAGACTTGTACAACACGTAAATCACGGCAATCACAGTGGCACCCAGTACAAAAACACGAGGATCTCTACGGATCAGATAAAGAATGCAGCTGACATAGATGATGAAGCGAGAAGCAGCATTCACACGGTCTTCTGGGGTCTGCTCCGAAGTCGGCCAGAATTGATTTATCTGGTCGGCTCGGGTAAGCTGCTGGGGATCATCAAACCAGGCCTTCATTTAGTATATGTACAGGTTTATTTTTTGGGTAGACCACCTAGCATGCTACCCATCATCTTCATGAGTGCATCCTGATCAAGTTCACCACCATCATTTTCCATCTTGTCAGCACACTCCTTAGCGATACCCTCGATCATCTTGAGTGTGTCATCTGGAATGGAAGTGATCGTAGTGCCGAGCATGTACAGAGTCTGGAGATACTGCCAAGTTGCACCCTTCGTGTTGTCCGACATACGCTGCCAGTATGACTTGATGTTGAGTTCCTTCAAGAAATCGATCGTCTCAATCTCCTTGAGTAGGAAGGACTCATCCTTCGCCGAAATCTTCTCTGCGTAAGGAGTCACACCCTTCATGAAGGCGTCCACGACGAGACGCGGGTTTGTAGACTTCAAGACGTCAAACGACGTCATCATCTTCTTAATGCCTTTTTCCTCTGGAAAAGTCTTGTGCAATTCCACAAGAAATTGACCCATCATATCATTGAAAGCAGTGACAGACGCCATTTTCTTATTCTATTGGTTTAATCTTTAAGTTTAGAAAGGTTCGGTGGAAATACTCTCTCGTTGACCAATCCCACCAGAGACGATGAAGAACACCAAAATCGCATTAAGAGCCGCAGGCTTGGTGTACTTGTTTAATTCGAGTTTACCCTCATTGTTCAGGTACGCTTTGAGATGAATGTACCCCGCAGTGATACCACCAGCAATGAGAGCGGCACTCATCGGGTCGCGTAAATAATCGGAGATCTCCATTTAATTATACCTGGGATTTTTTGTACGCTGCTCTGGTGCATCACCGAAAAGTACATCATCTTCTTCCTGAGGCTGCTGTTCAACTTCTTCCATGACAGGTTCCGGTTCAGGGGCTTGAACACCTGGAACTGTCTTAAACTCATTTTCAAGACCTGTAGGTTGAGGTTCGGGACCACCCATAGGCTCGGGTTCAAGCCCCGATTCACCCATGGGTTCGGGCTCGGGTTCACCTATAGGCTCGGGCTCGGGCTCACCCATGGGCTCGTCAAGTACATCGGGGTCGATACCATCCTGAATTTCACCATCAAGAGAAATGTCCCGACTTTCCTGAGACATGTATGTCTGAAGAATCTGTTGCACTGGAATCAACTCTTTTACGGTGCTTTCGATACAGGTGCAAAAACGCACTGTGAGTTTTTCGTCGCGCATGTATTCACTCTGCTCTTCGTGGAAAATGTAAGGATCTTTATAAAGATCTTTCGCGATATTGTTGTAACATGTTTGAATGAAAACTTCTTCAGTTGGCAACTTCAGAGAAATCTTTTTGTTATCCGCCTTGAGACGAACCGATGAAAGGATCTTTGTACATGCGACGAAAACGGCAGCCAACAGATCACTGAACCACGCACACCGATCAGTAATATTGTCACTGTGCCTCTTAGACATAGCATTCGACCAATTGGGGACCTCTTTAAGGATTTTCTGAAACATAATTAAAACCTGTTTCCCCTTGGAAGTCTTCACGGATTCGTTGTACATTTCCTCAAACACTTCAATCATAGCTGGACACATGATGAGACAAAGTTGACCAAGATATTCCTTCTTAGCCTCTACCATAATACTCAAATTGTCCATTTATCATTAAAGACGGTTTTAAAATTACAACTTCCTACGCACTTCCCCTGTATTTGTTTGCAATTTTCTTGAGATTCATGAGATTGGGGAAATCCCCTTCTTCTTCTCGTTCAACTTTTTCTTTCTTCTTCTTCTTTGGTTTTATCCATGTAACATAGATGTCATGGTCACTGATGAGTTGTACAGTAAATCCACCCAGCGCAAACTGTCTCGCAACATATCTCGCCGCAGCTGAACGATCAAAGGTTGGGTATCCAATGATAAATGTTGGTACTGTCATGAAAAGTTGTTTATGTCCAAGTTCCACAGATTGTTTTATCTTGGCAGAAAATTGATCATATATTTTCCTGTAAATTTCTTTCCGGATTTGCTTACGCTTGTCATCTATCTTGACGACATCATCGATGCTCAACATTACAATTACTGCAATTTATTTTTCGCCGATTCCAACTCAGTACTCTTGGGCATAGCACCCTCCTTGACCAATTCATACTTGAGGAATTCCTTACCCTCGGAACCTTCTGTGAAAGGTGTGATATTCTGAGGAGCCTGAACACCGAGGGGTTGTGTCCTCAGAGAAATCAGACGAACCTTTCCATTTTCAACCTCATACGAAGCCACGACAGAGAACCCATACGAAAATCCACCCTTCTTCATCGTCATGAACATACATTCATAAATTTCCTTCTCGTCACCTTTGTAGTGCCTGATCGATGTGGTCTCGATGATGTAGGTGCACAGTCCAGTGCGCTTGGAAATTTCTTTATTTGCCATGAGAACAAATTCTTCCATCATATCGTTGTCAACCTTCGCTTCCACTTTAGTGTATCCCGTGAGATCTGGTCTGGGGTCATCAAGTTTCACAGAGTCCCTAGGCTTGGTATAGCCTGAGAGACCAAAGGTCTCAGTAAACTTCTCGTGATTGGTCGTCAGAATGAGAACTACCAGGACCAGAACAAATACAAGTAAATAGTTCATCTTTACTACTATGCGTTAATTTTTTTTTACAAAATACCCAATAGATATTAGATGTCTCTGCTGATATACAGCCCTCGATGCAAACATTCCATGGATGTGATTGAGTATATCAATAAACACCAACAACTCAAACAGCTTGTACACTATCATAACATCAACACTCAAGGTGTTCCCGCCAATTATAGAAACAAGATCAATCGTGTACCGACCATGCTTACTAAGAATGGTAAGATTCTTGTCGGTAACGAAATAAAAAATTGGCTCGACTCCCTTCTACCCAAAAAGGATATTGAACATGGTGCGATCGGTGGATTTGGTGGCTCGATGTCGAGTCTTCACGGAGACGACACTAATTCCAGTATGTTTCGCCTCGATGACTACGGTCAATCTCTCCAGCCCGCCATGACGAAAGAGCTCGAAGAAAAAATTAATCGCGATGTCACTAAGGGTGTGGCGTATACAGATTTAAAGATGTGATGCGCTGATACGAGTAGATATGAAACTTGTGACAATTCAAGCTTCTGCTTTTAAGTCAACCTTCGAAGTTCTCAAAGATATCCTAAATGATGTAAATATCTATTTCAAACCAGATGGAATGTATGTCGTCACACTGGATACGGCCCGTACATCCCTCGTGGACATGTTCCTTTCGTCAGAAAATTTTGAAGAGTATCATTGTGAACATGAAGAGATTATCGCTGGTATTAACATTTCGAATACTTTCAAACTTCTCAAAACAATCACAAACAATGATGTACTCTCCATCGAAATCACAACGAAAGAGTATATGAATATTGAAATCACCAGTGAATCTAAGAAGACGAGTACGAAATTTCAACTCAAACTTCTAGACATCAATGAAAGTCGAATTGAAGTTCCTGAGGTTGAAATGTCTACAGTGACGACTCTCCCATCTACAGACTTTCAACGCCTTTGTCGTGATATGTCTAACATTGGAACGGATATCGAAATTAAACGAATCGAAAAGGAAATTCGTTTCAGTTGTCAAGGGGACTTTGCTAACCAGGAAACTTCTATAGAAACGACTGATGAAAGTCAGGAAATATCTGGTCTCTATAGTCTCAAATATCTGAATATCTTTACAAAGGCGACGAGTATGTGTGCGTCTGTGCAAATTATTCAAGAGACTGGAAACCGATTTCTCATTTTAAAGTACAATGTTGCCAATTTAGGTGAACTCAAGTTTTATCTAGCGACTAAGGTATCTGAAGATTAGTGGTAAAGCCATCCAGGGTTGAGAGTGTCTTCTTCATACCTAGGGTGTTGGAAAGAGTAATTTTAGGAAACTTGTCTTTGAGTGTGCCTATGTCATAAAATAAAAAGTGTTCAAGTGGTACTTTCTGATCATGGAAGTCATTTCTCGGCCCTGAATACCGTTTCACCTTTTCAGTAATGTCTCGCATCGGTTTATCATCGTGATCAACGATCCAGGCACTACTCAAAGGGATACTAAAGTGCATTGCAGTATTTTCACCATGACCAGGTTTGAAATTAATATCATTCGAGATGGCCGTGTATTTTTTACCGTTGAAGTAATACTTTACACGGAGAATCGTATACTTGATGTTCTGGGGAATGATTGTGCCACGAAACTTTTTACCTGTAACGATACTATAGTATTCACTGAGAATTCCATCTTCCCAATCCTTACTTTCTTCTAACCAGAAATCATCCTCAATCATGTATTTCATGTCAGGATCAATCGCATACTCAAGCTCTTCAGAAATGACAGTATAATCACTGGGTGTAACTAGATATTTACAGAAGAAGAAAATACTACTTAAAAGTTTGGTAAGCATCTCTTTATAAGGATGGAAGGTAATTTTTTAAGTAGATATAACAATCGAATAGGGGAGTGGAATGAACTCATAAAGAAAGAACCCATGAACAGGGGTAAATATGAGTCTGAAATGGCGGAGTATATCATGAAGTGTATGCCTTATTTGGATCAACATGTAGAAGATGGAGAAGAAAATAGTAACACTGATAACGTCTTCAATGTAAAAGAGACTGTGGGTCTCAAACGAAAAGATATATTCACTGATTACTTGATAGAGGTTGAAAAGAAAAACATAGCCAAAACACAACAACGCACGATGGACGTGTGTAAGACATGTCCAAATAGTAACATCATACATTTCCACGACACGAGTGATCTTGTGTGTGATGGATGCGGTGTCATAGTCGCAGCACTTATCAGTGAAGAATTGACATACAGAGAAGAACAAGAAACATCCGAAAAAATTGTAAACTATTCTTATAAGAGAGAAAACCATTTCAATGAATGGCTTTCACAATTCCAAGCACAAGAGATGACAAATATTCCTAATGAAGTTATTGAACAACTCCGATCAGAACTCAAAAAGATGAAAATCAAAAACCTTGAAGATATCACACATGCGAAGATTCGGGGACTTTTGAAAAAATTGAGACTCAATAAATATTATGAACATGTACCTTACATTACGAATATTCTAAACGGTATCAAACCTCCGAGTATGCCCCAAGAGTTGGAAGAGTACCTTCGAATCATGTTCAAGGATATCCAGAAACCCTTCGATGATAATTGTCCAACAGAAAGAAAAAACTTTTTGAGTTACTCTTATGTGCTATACAAATTTTGTGAACTCTTGGGTGAAGATGAATACCTTCAATACTTTCCACTTCTCAAGTCGAAAGAAAAATTGTATCAACAAGATGTAATTTGGAAAAAGATTTGCCGCGATCTTCAATGGGAATTTATTCCAACAGTGTAAGTAGATGACGTGCCCAAATTTTGCCGTCTGTGGTAAGATGATGAGACCTGGTCTAAAGGTGTGTACTTCATGCTTTTGGAGATTCAAGAATGAAACCCTCCAATTCAAAACTTCCTCATGTCCAAATTGTCGTGTACCGAGTGAATGTGTCAAGTTTCGCAAATGTGAACACTTTTTATGTACCAGTTGTTTCAGTAGACATAGAGTGTGCCTCATTTGTGAAGGTAAGACCTAAGTTATCCAAAATTTTTAAAAAGGGTAATGATTTTGATTGACAGAATCGTCCGTATTTTGAAGAAGGATATTTACCTTCCCATGAAATGTTATGCCAACAAAAGACAACTCACAAATCCGAGAGATTGCTGTAATTGTAAAAACTTTTG